TTTTCATCACAACTTTTAATCTCATTAAATACCCATACGGCAGTCATTGACTTTGCGAGTAATAATTTTATACCCATTATCGAACCCTCAAATATATAAATATCTATGCTAAAAGCTAGGATAATAGAGGCTAAATAAAAAAAAGATTTTACTACTATATTAAAAAACTTAGTACTTTGAAAAGACTTCCAACCATTTAACTTAATTGTAACGTATAAAGCTATGCAAGTGTCTAATGATATAAAAAGTATCATTGTTAAAATTAATCCTTTTATCGGTAATAAAAAAAGGCTTATGGCTATTAATAAAGAGGATAATGTTTTCATACTGTCAAAGATATGCTTTTTTTACAATGATTTTCATCAATTAAGTCTAAAATTTTAACTAAAATACGCCCGCATTTAGTAAGGGTATTATCTCGCTCGTTTTTACCTAGTGCGCTCGAAATTGTTTCGTTTGGGTTACCAAATTGATAACCGTTTTTTTGCATTGAAAAATTAAGAAACGCCCTAAATTCACGATTGCCAAACTTGTCTAAATTGAGTGCGGTTTGTTTAAAATACCCTTTTTTGTTTTTTACACAAAAGTAATTGATAATTGATAAGGGTAGGAATAAAATCCACGCTAAAATTAATAACATAATTCAATATAATTTGAAATTTGCAAATGAAGTCTATCGTATAAAGTAACCCCTATATTTTCAGAGCCTAACGCTTCCAATTTAACTAAACCGCTAATCCACTGCCCCGCTCTAATTTCGTCGCGTACAGGAATTAATAGTTCTTCAATAGCCTTATGCTCGGCTTCGCTTATTTGACCGCTTAATTTAGCTACGCGAAATTCTGCGCTTATTTTTAAATATGCGTCCATTCCGTCACGCTCCCTTTGTTGGTACTTCGAGAACTCGGCTTCTATTAGCTCATCAGCAGTTGGGGTGTGTGTTTCAATTAATACGCCGTCAACTAAACGAGGTCTTTTAAATTGCGTGTTAAGTAAAGGTGTACCATTTTCGGGACAAGTATCACTCATAATACAATGCGTGATATAATTTTCTGAATCTAAAATTGAGTATAAAGGCATAATTATTTAGTTATTATAAGTTGTGTTCTTACTACTGAATCGGTTGATACTGACAACTGTACGCTCGTGAATAAATAGTTGTTAATAGTAGGGTCAAAAGCAACTGATAACCCTGTTGTCGCGCTTGCTGTTCTATCTGTAAATGAACTCGCTGAATTCGGGAATCTATTCTTTAAATTACCTCCATTTATTTCAAATACCCTTTGACATGTTCCGCTTATTTGCGTGGCTGTAAAGTTAGTTGAAGATATTACTGTGGACGTTGCAAAGTTATTAGAGCTATTAACGTGCAATCTAACATTACAAGTCCCTGAAACTCCCGTTTTTAAAATGGCTAAAGATTCTAAAGAAAAGTAATCGTTTGCATTAAAAGTATTTGCTGGAATTAAAATACTGCTTCCTATTTGTGTCAAAGTTGTCGTTCCAGTTATCGCGCTTGTGGGTACTGAATCATTAACTAAGTTAAAGTTTCTAGTATTTAACTGAGTTTGAATACTAGAAGTAGCATCGTTAAATGTATTTTGATTTTCTGTCTGATACCTTTTACCTACACTATCTGCAATATCAGCGGTAGTGTATGATTCTATTTGTCCCTTTGTTATTTTCTTTGTTCCGTTCATTATGATGGTATTTTAATTACTGAAAAGTTTAAATCCGAAACTCTAACATCAGGCGACTGCGAGTTTTTTACAAATAACTCTAAATAGTCATTAGCAACTAAATCAATTACATATTGCGTACTGCCCGGATGTTCTTGGTTAGCCGTTGACGTTCTAATAGTCATTTCTGAGTTAGCTAGTATAGTTCCATTTTTAGCAACTCCAATACTAATGTTTTGATTACTACTACCTGACCTAACCGCCGTGTTAATTGTTACTAAAAATGAAGTATTAAACGCTCCTGTATAAGTTAATCTATTGTTTGAGTGGTTAAATTTAGAGTTTGCCGTGTCTGCCGTAGTAGTACCTTGCGCCTTCACCCATACGTTAACATTCCCACCTCCTATGGTTGTATCAGTTCCGTTGTTAATCATATACATAAATCCACGAGTTGCAGTATTAGCAATACCTACGCAATTCACAAACAAAGCCTTATTTGAAGTATTAGTAACTCCACTTGTATAAGTACCACCTCCGCTAAAATTAATCGTATCTAATATATATTTTTCATCTCCAACCGTTGCCGAAGTGTTAAAATTTACGCCTGTTTCGCCACTACCAATTACAAAGGAAGAATAAATAATTCTTAACCTACGGCTTACAGTACAAGTAGATAAAATATTAATTGCAGTAGTCCCCGTTGCAGTATTAAAAAGGCAATTACTAAATCCAATCGTTCCAATAGTACCATCAAAGTTAAAACCTCCACTATTTAAAAATGCACAATCACTCATTACAAAATTAGCATAGTCTTTAATCGTTCCGCCACTTGTGCAATTCAAAAGATTAACTCCGAACCAATCCAAAGCTGTAGTAGTTATATCGCCTTGTAAATCAAAAACTTTATCGTGAGTAAATGATATGCTTCTAATAGGTAAAGAATAAACCGAAGTAATTAAAGCAGTAGCACCACTTAAACCTGTTGAACTAATTGAGCAATTCTCTGAACTCCAACCAACTATTACAGTATTTTGACCACAAACTAAACGAGAGCCTAGTAAGTCGATATGTTTTAAAAATAAGTAGGTATAATTAGCAACTAAAGTAATCACTCCACTTACAGGAGTAGGCAAATCAGTTAGGTCATTAACTTCAATAAATTCTGCGTGGTTGCTTTCATAATCAAAGGCATCTATTTCAGCCTTAGTGTAATAGTCTAGCACTCCAGCTACTACGGGCGTATAAATAATATTAATTTTATCGCCACTTTCTAAAGTATCGGCAATAGTTAAAGTTGTAGTTACAAAAGAGTATTGCGAACTATTTAACTCTTGACCATTTACAAAGACTGCATAAATTGCGCTTGGTGTACTAGATAGCGTGAAACTTTGCGAACTTGTAAAGCTAAATTCTTGACGTGTTAAAGGTGCGCCAGTAGTTCCACCGTCTGCATATCCAAAGAATAACTTTGCTCCATTTGTTTGAGCCCTTGCTAAATCGCCTTCAATACCTCCTCCGTTGTTGGTTTGCATTACTTTCTGCGCCCAAATAACTGCGGTTGAACTTGTAAAAAAGTTAGTGTAATTGTTTGCTGTTGTTGTGCCTATTGTTCCGTAAATTTCAACGCGCCCGCTTGCGTTTACCCCTAAGGTGTCCGAAGTATTTACTAATGTTACGTTTCTAACTCTTAAAATACCAGAAAAACTAACTAGAGAATTCGTTCCAAATCTTACGTTTCCTAAAAAACTATTTCCAGAACTAAATCCAAGCGTGTTATTTCCTAAAAAGGAAATTAATTCTAAAGGGTCTTCAATGTATGCCGTGTGTGGCGTTAATTTGTACAAAAATCCGTTGTTGTTTGCTAAACTTGAACCATTCGGAACGGTAAACCAAAACGTACCATTTGAATAACTTTCGTTTGTTATCGTGGCACTTGTAAAAGTTCTAATATAAGCGCTTGCAGTAGCCAAATTGGTAAAGAAATCGCCTGCTTTATCGACTATTTTTATAAGTCCTAAAGTTGAACCTCCAACCGTTGCGTTTACGATAGGGTTCAAAGGGTCGGTATTATCTACGGTTACATTAGTGCCAGCTACAATAGTTTCTACATACGATGTTGGGATGTCCCCATCCCTATTAAAACCCACATATCTTAACGCTTCTAATCGAATCATTAAAGCCTGAGAACTTGCGAAAGTTTCCATAGTACCACCTGCAGTATCATCGTAAACGGTAATATTATCAAAGGTGTACTCTTTGCGACTGCTTCCACTTTCTTCTACTATTTTAAAAATATCTGAATCAGTTTTACAGTAGAATTTAGATAATATAAAAGTATCCGCATCGCTTGGAATATGTACCCAAGTCTTTGAGCTTTTTTTTCTTATTTGTAGTGTTGCCATAATTATGCTATTCTTTGAATAAATAAAGTTACTATGTAAGGTTGCATATTTTTGTCTGTTCCTGATACTCCTGTAGTTTCAATTATAAATGGGAGTGATGTGCCACTGTACGTATGTGTACCCTCTATTGTAGTACCACCTGACCCAAAAGGATTACCTGATTGGCTTTCGTTAGCAGATTGAATAGTTGCACCGTGACTATGACTAACTAAAACAGCATCTTTAGAACCTCCAACAGCTCCAAGTGTAGCGTAATTAGTAGCGTCATAACCGATTGAGGTACGTCCACCACGATCTCTAGTACCATTTGCACCGTTACAAATCGCCCACCCCACCATTAAGTTAATACCTAAACCTGTACTATCAAAGTTGGCAATTCTAAACGCATCAGGACAATCTAACTCTTTAACCTCGTAAAGTAAAGCAATTTCATTAATTAAAGCCGTTTCTACTTCTCTATGTAGTACAGCTGTAATTTGCGAACCACTAGATAAGTTTGAATTTACTAAAGCTTGTAAATCTGTTTTTCTCATATCGTTGAATAATCTAAGTTATAATAATCTATTGAATAATAATCAGGTAAAAATACAGGTTGTAATCCTGCAATATAAGTATCATTTGTATTAATATAGGCTTTAAATTCAGCCTCTGACATATTAGAGAATCCTAAACGCTCCGAACCCTTTACCATTGTTTTATTAGTCATTCTAAAGGTATCAATATAAATAACATCTTGTATCAATAACATATTAATTCTACGGAATACAAAAGGCGTTATAGTTCCAAACTTATAATGACTAACCTCTTTAAATAATGCACGTGTACTTATTGTATTACCTTTTGTGATTTGGTAATAATCTTTTACTTCAGTTTCGTTATCCAATCTATCAAAAAAGCATCTTAAACGTATTGATTGATAAATATCTAAAATAGCATCATTTGATTTGTAGTCAAAACGTGTAGTTTCTTGCGGTGATTCGTCTGTAATTAAAATTTCATTCGTAAACCAAATATCTAAACCTGTAGTTTTTGAGAACTTTAAACGAACTGGAATAAATCCAAAGTCTTGAGCTATTGAATCAATCGTAAAAGCTATTTGATTAATTCCTTTTGTGTCTGTAAATTCGTAAATATCTACTTTTGCAGTAATATCTAAAAGTTCGTTATCATTGCAATCCACAACAAAAACAGAATAGTCATTGTCAAATGCTATTCCATCTTTATTGTTAGATATTTGCGTGTATATTTCGTTAGTAGCTAATTGAATACAATCAGCGTAGTTTATTTGCGAAATTGCAGGATTTTCGCTTTGTTCTATTTTCGATAATCTAATAAAGCTATAATCCATTTAAAGCATCTGATAAGGTTACTACATCGGTAAAAGTTACTCCATTTACTTTGAACTTGTCAAAACGTGTTCTATTAATTAAAGGCACATTATTTAAGTCATACAAAGTTACAAAAAAACCATCAATTTTAAACCATCTGTTTTTCAATATAATTATATCATAACCTACTTCGTTAATTTTAAGTAAAGCAGTACCAACTGTATCAATATTGATATAATCGCTTTCGTTCCTTTTTTCGCCCTCAATGGTTAATAAATTAGTAACCCACTCATAATCCAATTTAGTAGGGTGTATTTTAACTACGGCATCATTTGTATCTACTATCCTTATAAATCCTTTTTGAGTTGCTAAATTATCGAGTAATGTTTTAACCGTTTCAAAACTAGCTACTACTTTTGTTTTATAAAACATAGGCGACAAAATAGCATCACTTAAATCAGTAACGTTAATATTTGCACCCTCAATAGTTGGAACTGTTTCAGCTCCATATTTAGTAGAAAGCAATCCGTTATTTTTAAAGAAAGTATTTTGTATTATTCCGTTTGGCTTATACTTTGAAGCTGTTTTTAAATAGCTACTCCAATGCATCATATTTCTTTTTATAGAATACCTTAAATTACTGAAATTATCGCCACTAGCTAAATTGTCTATTTCTGTAAATCCCTGATTAGTTCTATTTACATAGTTCACATTATTTAAAGGATATTCTACTTTTATAAAATGGTCGCCCTCAATAGTTGGAGTGAATCCAATAGGTGTTAATTTTATATTTGTTTCTGTCATTTCAAAAACAGTATAATCACCAACATTTACACCTGATAGAATCTCAAAGTTAGAACCTAAATTAAAACCAAGTAACGTCCAATTAAAAGGCGTACCATCTCCGTTTAAAGTATTGTTAAGTATTTCTAACTTTCCATCATTTAAACGCATTAATAATTTAGCACCAAATCCACCCATTGAGCCACTAGGTAACGGATAAACATCAATTAAAAATAATTTATCATCATTATCAAGCGAAGTACTTTCTTTTGTGTTAATTCCTTGACGTCTTGCGCTTTCTATTGCAAAAGGGTCACGGATATGATTAACTTCTATTTTCTTAGTGTTTTCCACTAATTTATTAGGTAGTAAAAAATTAGCTTTAGTATGAATCCCATCTACTGTATTAGCTTCGTCTTTGTTCTCCTCAAATGTTTTATAAGCATAATCAAAAGAATTAATAGTGTATCTTTCATTAAAGTTACTTATAAATTCATTATCTGGAGCTTGCAAATAACCGCCTAAATCATTATTAGTATAAAAGTCATCGTACTTACCTAAAAATACATTGTTATCATTAATTTGAAAGTCTGCATTAACTTCTTGTAATCCCTCAGTTAAGTCCTT